TGCGTACTGCTGTTCCTGCGCGCTGTCGTTTCGCAGATCGCATCGGAAGGTTTGTTGCGCGGTCCAAACGTCTGTGCGCATACCCAACGCATCCTGTGTGGTGCTTGGGGTGTATCGCTGACCAACGAAACGCAGTCGGCCTGCAGAGATCATCGCAACGGTCCCCGCGTTGAGAACTGCTGCAAGATGTATCGATACGAAAGGGGAACGTCCTGCAGGCTTGCAACGCTTGTTGCTTCGGGATTGGAGTACCAAGAACCGACCAACGCAACAATGCACTGCTGCAGTGCGTGCGGGATGCGTTCGTATCCGGCAACATACGTCACAGTCGGGAACGTATTCGCTTTCGGAAGCACGATCGTATCGAACCCAACTGCGAGCATTTCATCGGTGTTATCGATGTAGTAATCGGTGGTTGGTAGCGTCTGCGTCGCACCGCCTGCATCGGTGTAGGTAATTGAAGTAATTGAATCGACTGGCTGCACGCGTGGCACGAACCTTCGCCAGGGGATGATGTTCGCTGTGTGTGTTCCGCTCGAAAGGTGAAGTCCCGTTTCACGTTCGATGATTTCTCGTGCTGCAATAGACAACGTTGCAAGGTCTGCATCATCGGATTCAACTTCGATGCGCAGGCGCGTGCGGAGCACGTCAAGCGGAATTGGAAGTGCTGCCATAAACCCTCCCGCACCGTTTCCGGTGCAGGAGGGCAGAAAGAGGAATCAGGAGGCGTTCAGCGTGTAGATCGCTGCGAAGGCTTCAGGCTGCATGATCTTTGAATCTGTACGCGTGTGCACGTACAGCGTGGAACGCTGATTCGCTGCACCTGTGTACGGATCAAGCATGGTTTCAATTCCCTTACGATCGAAGATTTCGAAGTAGTCGAAATTGCCTGCGATGAAGAGCGCGTTTCCGCGAATGGCTGCGGTAGTTGTTCCACCAACAGTGGTAGGTACATACTCACCAACCATGTATGGAATCCCAAGGATCGTTCCGGGGTTTCCACCGCTCAGGCCTGCAGACTCCGAGATCTTCCAAACGTAATCCGTGGTATTCACTTTGATCTTGCGAATGATCTTGATCGCAGCATCCGACGTGAGAATCTTGAAATTACCGACGCGATACTGCGGGGGGACAGCGTGCACGCAATCGATGAGATTGTCACCACTAATCGCGGAGACTGCAGCATCCTCAGCGAGTGCAACGCCCTGGTTGATGATTCGTCCCGTGTTCGTGGTAGCCCAATCCGCAGACCCGGTATCACCAATTCCCTGAGGCTGCGCAGCAGCAACGCCACTACCGATGGTGAAATACTCATCCTGGATCTTCGCGAGGGAGGTACCGCAGCGGTCCGCGATGTAATCGAAACCCGACCCGATTCCACCAGTGCCGATGGAATCTTCGAGGTATTCCATACTCATAGTGGTTGCACAAACGAACTTGATCGGGTTGATTGAAACTGAGGCAAACGTCGGATCTGCAGCAGCAATAGCACCGTTCTCAAGCACGATGGCTGATGTGGGGAGCGCACCCTCAACAGTGATGGTCCGCTTGCTATCGATCGTGCTCACCTTCGCCATCTGCCGCAGCACCGATGATTGGAACATCTTCGCGACGATGCGACGTTCCATATCCGTTGGAACTGGTGCAGCAGTTGTTCCGTTCGTGAGCACGCGCATTTCCTGTGCATCACCGCGAACGAGTGCGTTTAGCCAACGCTTGGAATACTCTTCGCTCGCGATGTCTGCAGTGTTTCGCTGCGCGATCTTCCCCTGGTACTGCGGTGCGCTCTCAAGTGCCTTGATGCGATCCTGCGCAGCGCGGAGCGCAGCGCGATCCTGCGCAGCGGATTCAATCGCAGAAAGGTCAGCATCCATGCGCGCGAATTTCTCGCGCTCCTCGCCGTGTCCGCGTGTGTCCACGTGTTGCGAATCGCGGCCGCTCGCGTCGATTCGTGCGAGTTCCTTACGGTAAGCGTGCGCGAGGTTTCCGAGTTCGTTCAACTGTTCCATAGATTCAATCTCCGAATGTGAAGTTCAAGCCGTGCCGCGACGGCATCGGTAAGTGCCGCGTTGACGCAACGCAGGCTTGATGAGGTAAGGTCATACGCTGGATCTTGAACAAGGCTGATTTCGACAAGCCTTGCTTGTTCGACCATGCGTTCGGTACGTTTCTCGTTCCACTTGTCTTTGACGACGTAGAAACCAAACGACATTTCGCCGGTGAGGTCACCACGTTCAAGCAGCGTTCGAACGTCGTTACCAAGTGTGGTTTCGGGAAGCGTCGCGCTGTAGTGGAGTCCGTCGGCGCGCGAATCAAGCGTGAGCGTGCCCGATTTCGTGCGCGCGAGCGGCATCGATTGATCGTGGTTGTAGTAGAGCTTCACGTCACCCGATGCCGACGCACCAAACGCACCGGGCGCGATTCGCTCGACGAAAGTGCGGCCGAGTTCGGTGATCGGTTTCGATGGTGAATCAAACACAACCGCGCGCCCTGTGAGCGTGCGCCCATTCATCGTCGGCGACGATGTGAAATCACGACGTGAAATCATTGATGGTTCCTCCTGATGTGTCATCACCAAGGTTGGTTTGGCCACCACCCGTACCCATATTGAGTGCGAGAATGACATCATCCAGTCCGTTGATCGGCGGCATGTCGAGTCGCGCGCGCGCTTCGTTTCGCGTGATGATTCCCGCCTCTACACCAGTGCGCAGCGCGGCCATCTGCTCTGCGAGAGAGGGACGGATTAGGAAGTCAACGTCAAACAACACCGAGTCAAACGGTGTTGCGAGTTTCAATTTGAGTTCATTCTCCCACGCAGCCAACCAATGGCTGATGCAGCCATCGAGGTAGGCGCGGCCCGACCACTCAAGACTTCCATAAGCGTTGTTGCTCGTCTCACCGAGCATGTGCGCGGGCACACCAAACAACCGCGATACGTCTTCGATGCTGTACTGTCGGGCTTCCGCGATGCCCGCGTCATCGAGCGTGCTACTGACTTTCTCGATGCGCATACCCTCAGCGAGCACCAGTGGCTTGCCCGCGTTGGTGCTTCCGCTGTGGTGCGCGAGGTACTTATCTGTGATCGATTGGCGCGCTGCTTCGCTGAGCGGCCCTGGATGGACGAACGCTAGTTTCGGATTTCCCGCGTTCTTCATCGATTCAAGCTGCGCTTGCTCCTGGCTCGCCATGATCGTGAGCGCAGTACGGCACAACCGAACGGGTGATTCACCCCACAGGCCATCCAACCCAATCCCGCGAATGTGCAGCATCGATGATGCAGGAACGTCGCCATACGCGCGCGTTTTGTAGAACGGCACCGCCTGCGAAACATCTAGCGAAACGCTATCGATTTCGAGCGGCATCAATTCAAGCAGTTCGCCACCAACGGTGCGGTTGATCAGCGCGAACGAGTTGCCGTAAAGAAGAGCCTGCAGCGTCATGCTGCGTCGGAATTCGTACGCGCTTTGGTAGCGGTTGGGATTCCGAAACAGCACATCGGCTGCACCATCTGAAATCTCGGCGCGCGCGCGCGCGCAGTCATTCGCAATAAGCGAAGCCGCGCGGAATACGGGTGTGTACTGCAGCGCAGTCAGCGGGGAGATGACAGGCATCAACCCGTTGGGAGTATTGGAGAACCACCACGCAGCCTGCTGCGTTGGCCAGTGCCCGATCATTCGCTGTAGCAAACCCTTGAGCATCGCAGCAAACTAAATCGCTGCAGGTTGTCAAGTCGGTTCTAAACCTCTGATTCGTAGCACGATGCGCGCTTGCCACCCCACACATGCAGCGCGATGATTCCCGCTACCAATGGATCGAGGATAGAACTGGTGCGCGACTTAATCGGTCGAACGTTGCCATTCACGTCGGCGCGCGCGTGTGCCTCTGCGCACGATCGACGCATGACCGGATCGTCGCCGATCACCAGTCGGTTGCCTGCCCACAGGTTCTGCCACAACTGGCAACCGGGACCGAACGTACTAATCCCCATCTTGTAAGTCATCAGCGGAAGACCATCAGCGATCAGTTGTTCCGCGAGGTACTTCGATCCCCACGCGTCATACCCGATGATCTTGATATCGAATTCATCCCGTAACTGAAGTAGCCGTTGCCGGATGGATTCGTAGTCAATCTCGCGGCCTGGTGTGAGCGTTAGTTTTCGCTCCTGTGCCCATTGTCGAACGGGCATTCTGTAGTCTAATTCGCGTTGTGCAACGTCGGCCGATGGCCACCAGTAGTGGCCCTGAATAGCCACCCTGCCATCCTCCAGCGGCACCGCAACAACAAGCGCGGACATATCGAAACTCTTCGATAGATCGAGGCCGAGATACGCGCTGCGGCCTCGCAACTCCGACCAGTCGATGACTTTATTTCCCGGCCACACCGACATATCCAACCAGCCGCCGGTGTTCTCATCCATGCGCGCGCAGTGGTATCGAACGAATTCCGCGCGCCCCATAGGGCTGCGTTTCATAGTGTTCCACGAACGTCTGAGCGAAACCACATCGGGTTGGCTGTAACTGATTCCCGGATTCGCCTTGCCCCACGATCCTTCATCCGATGGAGAGTCTGCGGCATCGATGCCGTACAGCATCGGGAAGATGGTGTCGTCAACAATCTCACCAGTCAGAATTGCTTCAGACTGTTTCACAAGTTCGGAGTAGTGGTTCTCAGGGTTGCTACCTGGTGTGGAAATGATCACACCCAAACTCTCACGACGTTTCGCGCCGGTTGTCAACAGCTTCGTGAGAAACCTACCCTTGAATTCTGCAGCCTCATCCGCGATCCACAGCGACGGGTTCAACCCGTCCAGGCTGCGTTCGAGCGCGGGGAGCGCGGTCATTTCGCAGTCGGCGGAAGGCCTCGAAATCTTGACCATCCGTACTTGCAGGTCGGTGTCAGTGCGCTTCCGCGCCATCGATCGCGCAGTGTCAAGACAGATCTCTGCTTGATCCTCATTGTTCGCGATGACGTGTACGCGTCGGCCGTCCGACTGCAGCAGATCCCACAGCGAGAGGCCGGCCATCATCGTCGTCTTACCGTTGCCGCGCGCAACCTGAATTAGTGCGAGTCGAAACCTGCGGCGGCCATCAGGAACTTTCCAACCGACGAGATTCCCGACGATGAACTGTTGCCAAGGGTAAAGCGTGAACGCGCGGCCGGTGTCTTCGCCAACCAAACTGAGTTTGGCGAAGTGATCCACCGCCTGCTGCGCGGAATCCCAATCCATCGTGAGGTCGCTGCGCTCGCAGTCAGACTGGAACCGTTTCGCCGCGGCGTAGATCCACCGTCCGGCAGGAATCCTCCCCGCAAGGATGTCGGCTGCATAGTTTCGGATGATGGTTTCGGTGTCAGTCACTCTTTACAAAGGCTCGAAAAAACGGACAGGCAACGTCCAAATGCCGATTATCGAAACAGAACCCCCCGTAGCACGCTCAGAATGCGGTATTTTTCG